AAGACGGGGTTCACCGAATGCTTACTATGAAATTATATAAATATAGAGCTGATATATATAGAGATTTGTTGACTCTTGTCAATAATCAAATATATGCGCCAACCGTACAGAATCTTAACGATCCAGCTGAAACTATGGTCAATGATAGTAAGATATATGAAGTTTTTAACCTCATAGAGAAAAGTGGACTTCCTATAAATATAGCAAAAGATAATTATGCAAAGATAATAGCACAAGCTAGAACTAAATTGGGAATATTCTCTTTAAGCAAAACAGTCTTTAATGAATTACTATGGGCATATTACGCTAATGGACACAAAGGTTTTTGTATTGAATATGATTTTGAACAGCTACAAAAATCTTTTCCAGATGGACTCTTGCAAAGTACTTTTGAAGTTCAATATAATAATGATACCCCAGAATTTTCAATAAATAGTATAATTAATTATTTAGAAAATGATGCACAATTTGTAAAATGCATAATTGCTACTAAATCAATGGCATGGGAACGTGAAGAAGAAATTAGAATAACTTTATATTCCTCTGGCTTATTTGAAATATCACCCGAATCTGTCACTGGGATATATTTTGGTCTTCGAATGGCTGAATCCGACAAAGAACTGGTAAAAAACTCTTTGAAAGGTCGAAATATAAAGTATTATCAAATGAAGCTAAAGCCTAATAGCTATCTATTAGAAGCTGAATTAATTAAATAGAGTACTAAAATTAAGATGGAGGAATGAATGATGAATATTGGAATTTTGATAATAGGTATAATCCTGATAATAGGAGAGTTAGTTTTAGGCTTAATCTTATTATTTGGACAATCATATGTAAAAAAGAAAGGAGAACATGTTGCAGATAAAGAAGATTCGCGTGGAATTGCATATGAGCAAGAAAAAGGAAAGCAATTGGCTACACAAGAAGATCTCAAAAAAGTTACTGAACTTATTGAAAACATCAAATCAGAGATTAGAGATATTTCATACAAAAAGCAAGACAAATTTATCCAATTCAAGGAAGCAGTAATTGATTTTAATCTTAGCGTTCGATTGTTGGTTGAATACAATATTAAAGATATTTCTGTCACAAACACGATCTCCCCTAGTTCTGAAAAAATAAGGAATAAGCTTAGCGATTTACAATTTAGATTTGGGGAATCATCACACCTATTAGGAAAAATATCCATTTACTCTGAAAAAGATGACGAAGAATGGGTTGCAAAGATGCACCAAACATTTAATAAAATCCTCCCTCTATATAAGCTAACTATAACTATGCTAGATTCATGCGCATTATGTGCTGATAATATTTTGAAATTTAGAAATGAGAATGTTGATAGCATACATATATACAATGATTACAATAACATAATAAATCAATTCGTTCCGAAGCGAAATGAGATAGAAAAAGATGCCCACAATGCCATCAATGAAATAGAAGCACTGACAAAAGAAAAACTCAATATAAAATACAACTCGTAGACAAAAAATAAGAAGCCGGATTTCTCCGGCTTCTTATTTACTCTCTAATCATCTCCCTGACTAGTTCCCTATTTCTCGGATCATCTGCATTTATCACTTCTCCTGCACCTTTTCCAAGTAGTTTTCGTTCATCCTCACTCAAATAAATAGTAGTGATAGCATCAGCCATGAGCATCTTTAAATTGGCATAGCTGATTCCCCATACGACATAATCCATCGTCCATCCGTAACGCTGACAGGCAAAGTCTATCAATGTTCCATAGGTACTATTGCCCCCGAAAGTAATACTATTATTATCTTTCTTAACTGCGGCTATTCTGTTACGCTCTAAACGTTCTTTATCTATCCCGAAGAACTTGATAAACTCTTCTGTATTATCTCCGGATAGAACGATTGTAAACATGGTAGCAAGCTCTTCTACTTCCAATACTGAAAACTCTTTTGTCCGCGTCTCTATCTTAACACTATCAAAGACATCCTCCTTCCGGTTGAACGTAAAGTTAGACAGTATTCGGCAAACAACCTCTTTCTTTTCAGTACATAATCGAATGGCTTCCAAATATGGATTAGTAGATACCAATCTAGCATCAGCTCCCAAACTCTTGAACAATCCTGCAAGGTGATAAGTCATCCCCAACGTAGGAGGATATAAATAAAATTGCTGACTACTAATATTGAAACCAATAGGTCTCTCAATGATGGTATCAGCAATGTTCATTTCAAGCAATTCTTTATCTTTCATAATGCTGAATAATTAAAGAGTGCTTTCAACAGCACTCTTTTAAAAACAATATTCTCAACCCTCTGGAGCAGTAGGTGCTGTATATGGTTTTACTTGATTACCCGTAGCTGGTTTCAAGACATCAGCCGTATACTTCCACTTCTTACCTTCAGCCGTGTCAAATGTATCTTCTACTGACACAGTAGAGCGTTCAATCAAGAATCCCTCACATTCAGGATTCTCTGGTGTCAAACGGAAGGCATACTCATCTGCGACTACCCCATCTTCGTCTTCAATAGGCTTAGTACGTCCTTTAGCAGCACGAATTTCGAACTCAAACGTATAAGTGCTCTTTGCATACTTAACAGCTTCATTCTCACCGCCTTCGACTTTAGCTTCTTTCTTCTCACCTTTGGTAGGTGTCAACTTTGTAGAGTTTTCTACCGGATCATACGGTAACTTAGTCCATGTCGTAGGTGCAGCGCCATCAGCACCGCACTTACCGAATTCAATTGAGGGTTTACCCCATGATAATTGTGCCATAATCTTTTATTCGTTAGATATTTGAATTAATAATTTATTATTGATGAAGTGCTCGTCTTTACCGCTCACTTCTAATACACGCTGTTTGGAGCCTTTGGAATCAACCCGAAAGCCAGCACCTCGGCAATTAAACAGAAGTTCATAAGACATCTTGCAAAGCTCGCGCAATCGGATGGTATTCTCTTCTGCTTGACCGTCCCGGATATAATCAGGAACATATATATTCACGTTAACAAAAGCCTTTTGCATCTGACCACTACCGTTGTCGAGAATGGAAATGACAATATCCTCTTTATCAGAGCTGGTAGGGCGTTTTGTTTTCTTCAACTTCCCGGTAACAGCTTTTTCTAAAGAAGAGCCTTTTATAACCGCATAAATCGCGTCCTTTATTTCTATATCCGATTTCATTTCGCAACTTGATTTCTAAGTTTCTCCATCACATTGTAAAATTCTGCATGTGCTAATAGTTCAGCAGATGCAAGAACAGATTTATTGTCTCTGGCTTCTACAAGTTCGGCATAGTTCATTCCAGCAACAACGATAAGAGCATAACCGTTTGAATACTTCTTCGCACGTTCTTCAGCCAAAGCCTTTCCCGCCCTTGAACCTTCCGAGCCATGAAGTACAGTTCCAAAATCAGAGCTTTTAACAATACGACCATGAGCGACAACCACATAACCTACAGAACTTCTTAGATTACCAGTTTGATTGAACCAGCTTTCTTCTTGTGCTCTATCTCTAGCTTCAGCGACACACATATCACCCAAATTTGAGAGAGCCTGAATAGCTATTTTATCTACCCGTTCAGTTTCTGCTTTAATCAAAGCGTCAATTTCACTCATTGATGTAGTAATTCTTATAGCCATAACTTTGCATTTAGTTGCCCTCTGTGGAATCCTTGAACCTGCTTTTCAGCTACAATAGCCCCATTATTCAGAAGTCGGATAATATCGCCACATTTGAACTCTCTACAGTCCTGATTCAAATAGACTACATACTGATACACATAAGTCTTCCCATCTTCGAAGGCTATTGTATTGGCTTTCCCGTTCGGTTCATATCGGCAGGGAATGCTACCTTCAAATGAAGATGTACCGGGATGATAATCACCGTTATTATCTTCGTAACCTCCAGTGTTTACTTGGTATTGCAATATATGAGGTCTGAACTGTATCATAAATAATCTGCTATATCAAGTACTTTAATCCTATTCCCTAACGCATTGGGTAAATCATACTCACGGCATAATACTGTATAGTAATCCTTAATTCCCTGGATATTCCAAGACATAGAGAAACCACTTTCGCTGATTGAAGTGGCACGGAGTAGGAGAGAGGGGATGAACTTTGCGATAGCCACCGACACCCGCATGCGGTTATCCTCATTCATTTCATCCTCTCCGCTTATCTTCGAGTTCAGACACATATCCAAAAGGTCAGCCTCCGACAAGTTAATGCCGAAGGTTTGGAACTTTTGTTTTATGTAGTCTCTTGCTTTCATGTTAATATGGTGTAATCAGTCGGCTATAGGAAGTATTACTATAATGCGTGCAATACTTTGACCTGTATAGATATCGGAACGGACATTTAGGCACTACGGTTGGTTTGTTCTCAATGGTTATAATTTCAATACTGCATAGAGGTGGAGCGATATTTATCGCAAGAACGTTCATCGGAGCAATAGAAATGACACCAGCTTGAACAGTAGGCGTATCAACAAAGCTAATAGGCGCATCTACAGACTTAGACGGGATTGATTCACTGAAACTGGACGCTTGCACACCTAGAGATGTAAACAGCATCATAAACGAGCAAAACAGAAAACAAATAAACTTTTTCATCTTTTCTTGATTTATAAATTATACATTTGTCAGGGTGTAGTCTCCCACACCCTGACCTTTTACTCAATACCAAGAGCAATTTTTAGTTTGGAATTTGCTTCTTCGTCAAGTTCGGCAACCTTATCAAGAAGAGTTTTCTCCCCCATGTTTCCAGTCACTTGAACACCGATACCCTTCAACGCATCAACCAAACCCTTTTTCTCAAATTCCTTTTCAAAGAGGGAGATTTTAACCTCTTTCTTTTCTTCGGGAACTTCGACCCGTTTAGCGAGTTTGCGACTTTCCAAGTCCTGTACACGGGCTTCATCCTTGATGTCAAAGGAATCTCCACAGTTATATAACCGATGAGTGAATTTATCGCGGAAAACACTAGTCACTATTACTTTCATGCCTGTACAGTTTTAGAGTCCATACAATAAATTCTATCAACATTGTCGATTACAGGAACTACCATAGCCTGAGAAGAAGTAAATTCCTGAAGAGGATCGTTCTTCGCATACTTAGACAATAAAATGAAGTCATCAGCTTCCTGATAGACTACCCCGGCAACCGGTCTTGTCTTTTCTGCAAGTGTGGTCCATACCAAAGAGCCTAACTTTTCATCACAAGTAAATACGGCCGTACCATCCTTCCAGGGTTTGTGAGACTGGCGTACGCCATTAATCTCAGTCTTGATCTTGCGGTTAATACGATGGAGGGTAATACTAAACTTCTTCTTTAAAGTTTCAGTGGCAGAATCCAAGTCCAAGGCCGGAACAGAGGTGCCGACAAACTTATTGATAAAGGCCCATTGTTCTCTAGCCTGCTGATTGGTATAGAAAGCATTCAGCCAAGTATCATCAGCCCAAACGTCAGTAATGGTATTGCTGTCTTCGTCTGCCTTATCCATTACACGTTTGATATCATCCACAACTTTAGCATCTGCACTACTCCACAAAGCAGCAACACCAAACTGATTTTCATCCTTATACCCATAAGATAACCTAATCCCGGTTCCGTTATTTCTCGTTGATAGAGCAACACCAGTAGAAAGGCCGGACAAGAACATATCTTCAATACGCTCCCAAACACCTTCAAGACATCGTGGGGTATCAGCAAAGATTTTATTGATAATAAGATTCACTGAAAGTCCCTGTGCAATCATATTATCAATATCCTTCATCTGCTTTTCAGTCAGGTAAAGTTTCATTCCCAACTTGGGAATATCACCTGTGGCAGTGGAAAGAGAATCACGCTTTTTCAGCGGAAGTTCTGAATCTAAAGATACAACATCGGCAGCCACACGGCTGTAATCAGCTAATATGCTGGCCCACTTCCCATCAGCAGAGAAATCTGGATTAAGCAGATTTTTATACATATAAGTCTGCTTAGTCTTGTTTCTTTCATTTATCTTCTCAACAATGGATAACACCAACTGAGGAAAGAACTTTTGAGCGTACTCGAAATAAAATGATTTTTCCATTATGCTTCCTCGTCTTTTCTAAATTCAACCAAAGGCAACGCTGCTTTCAACGCATCCAAAATAGCATTGTAAGGGTACGGAGCTGCTGCCGGATTAACTCTACCTCGTGTCATGATTGCAGCAAAAGGTTTTGCAGTACGGATAGTACCTTTAATAATACCTGCATAGGAATATCCTTCAGGAAGTGCCGCAAATGCAGTTCCTTCTGCATTAAGGGGCATAGGTTTGTATGTCCCGGCACCATCAGTAATGGCAGGAACACCAGCCTTAATTACCTTCAATGGATAACCGGTCACATCCAAAGAACGCCCACCGTCAATACCGTCAAGGTATTTAGCAATAACGATGTTATCATTTCCTGTGATAATCTCGTTCGGTTCATTGTTTAGATTCACTTTTGTCATCTTTCAATTTTTAATGGATTAAAGAATTTGCAATGTCTGAAATCTGTTCCTTAGACGGTTTTCCGTCATCAAGGACGTGTCCCAGTCTATTGCTTGGTAAATTTGCCGTCTTTAGGTTTGTTGCGACTGTAGTAAGGTGTGAGTTGATTGCTGCTTCATCCGCTTCTGCAGAAATAGCAAACCCCTCTTTGATACGCCATTCGGGGATACCTAACTCTTTGGCTTTAGACAAAATCGTATTGGCTCTGGCAGACTCGGCTTTTTCCTTCTCAAGAGCTTCGTATTTTTCTTGCAAAGCCTTGAATTCCTTCTCGCGCTCGACCTCTTTCTTCGAGAACTCTTCGAAGCGTTTGTCCATCTCCTTTTGCCATTCCGGTTTGTCCTTGTTTTCAGCGGCTTTCTTGGCATCTTCCTCAGCTTTCTTTCTCTCGGCTTCTGCTTTCGCTTCGTCTTCGGTCTTTTTAGCGTCAGCTAATGCCTTTTCACGTGCTGTTGTTACTCGTTTGTCAATTCCGCTTTGAAGACCTGTCAAAAAATCTTTTTGAGCGGCAACGACAACACTAAGGTTTTCGTCAGTTACAAGTCCTATTGCTGCAAGTGCATTGGCGTGTCCCTGCAAAATTTCATCACTTAACCCAAGGGCTTTATACTCTTGTTTTAAAGCATTGAAAATCTTTTCTTTCATATTGTATAAATATTAATTTGTTAGAAGTTTAATTTGTGGAAGTAAAAATACCACCAATACAGATAATTAGTTAATATTTAGACATTCCATTCACAACAACAGGACCATTGTTGTGAATTGGTCTAAAAGTAGTGAGTGAGTGGGTGGAAGGGAAATAATTAGAGAGGTAGAAAACAACAGTTTGGGAAATGTTGGAAAATAGCATGAAAAAGGCGTGAAACTTTTGTGGAATCACGCCTTATAATCAAATTACTTCTTCAAAGAATATAAATCAATCATTTCTTTATAACCAGAAGATGAAATTTTCCATTTCGCTTCCCCATTTTTTTCAACAGGAATGATTAGTCCTAATGCCAACATTTGCATTTTTATTGTGAGAAACTCTTGTTCGTATATTTCGATCTCAAATTCATCATTTGGATTATCAGGTTGATAATTTATCTCCTCTTCTATATAACTTTCAATAAACTCTTCTAGTTTATCATTGTTGATAGATGCAGTCAAATTAGGTAAAATGAATTTAAATAAAGAATTCCAAGTAGTTTCTAATATCTTATCTTCTAACCAATTATCACCACTTGGTATATAAATACAATATGTTATATTTAGTTTATCTTCTCCCTGTTGTAACTTTTTTTTTGATTTGAGTTCGTCTGATTCAGTTTTAATCAACTTTTCTTTCAATTTTTGGTTCTCTTTTCTTAAATCAAGAATTTCTTTATTTGCTTCAGCAGAAGAAACTTTATTTGCTTTTACCCACCCTGTACGAGGGGCAGTTTTCATTAGAGAGGTTAAACTTAAAACAACTTGAGCTGCCAGTCCATCAGCATTATCCCAAAATTTACAAAGTCTTTTCTTTACATCTGTTTTAAAAGCATCGAATAGTCCATTTACCTTCACATCTATTTCAACATACCTCTGAGGAAGGCTTCTGGGATCTTTGTGTACAAATGAAACAACAGGAATTCCTTGTTCTATTGCATATTCAAACTCTTTCTGCGTATAACTTTTCCCTGATTCTTCTTCAATTGAACCATAACGTCCCGCCACTATCAAAACATAGTAATCACATTCCCGAATGAGGCTTTTTATAACTTCCCATTGCGAAGAATCGGAAGCGTTGAAATATTCCATTCCGACAGGAAAACAATTCATTTGTAGAAGAGCCTCCATCACCTTTTTACGTTCTTCCTGTAAATCCTCGTATGTTGAGCTAACAAACACTTGATATTTCTTTTCCATAGTAATTTTATCGTAAATATAAATTTCAGTTACTTTTCTTATTTGTTGATTTCAGTTTTTTTTAATCGAATAATGTTCCTCTTCATACTCAATAACCAACTCAGATAGAATCCTTAACTCTATCAATCTCGGATCAGTCAATGGAGTTTCATCATCTGTCAAAGGAAGAAGTTCTTCTATTCTTTGACAGATTGCATCATGTTCTACCTCATTTTCTATCTTAGCCATCACATAGCAGGAGTCAATTCAACATTCAATCCCAATGCGGAAGCGATACGGTAAAAAGTAGAAACTTTAGGTTCCGTTCTTCCTGTTTCAACGCGGGAAATATAAGACTTATTAGTTCCGATCTTTGCAGCAAGCTCTGCCTGTGTCATATTAGCTTTCTTTCTGGCTTCCTCAATTAGTTGCCCTGTAAAGAAAGCATTAGCTCTATCCTCAGCAGCTTTACGCTCCGGGGTTCCTTCTTTGCCGAATGCGGCATCTAATTGCGCATCGACATCAAACATCTTTAGTTCTTTTTCGCTCATAATATTCTTTCTTTAATTTTAATGCTTTATCTATTTCTTTATCGGGCGTTTTCTGTGTTTTCTTCTGAAAGCCATTGAATAAAATCACAATCTGTCCTTCATCAAAACAGAAGAAAATCCGATAAATATTACTTTGCCACTCAATTCTTAACTCAAACAGGCCGTCTTTAATAGACTTCACATATTTAGCAGATAGCCTGTCTACGGTCTTTAACATGAGTAAACCGTATAATACCTTTTCTTGCGCACCTTTGTTCAAGGTGTCAAAAAAATCTTTATAGTAGTTTTCGTATGCTATTATCTTTCTGTTCATGTAGCAAAGATAGTAAAAGTTTATCAGTTGAGCAACTTTTGCGAGATGAATTTTAGCCAATAAACAAAAAATAACGGCAACTCTATCGAATCACCGCTATCCAAAAGAAGGGCTAACAGCCTTTACCTTTTTTCTTTGAACCTTTCTTCTTTCCCATGATAAAATGTTCTATTTATCCTATTAGAAAATTATAACCCTCGTAATTTTTATGACTAAGATGTCGGCTGATGTTCTTTTTCACTGATTTTTTTCTTTTCTGCCGCTTCTCTTAGAATCTTTTCTACCTCTTCATCTGGCTTATCAGTTATACCCAAGAGCCTAACAGCGGTATTCAATGATATTATTCCATTGGAATAAGCACTACCAATAGATGACCACCGAGTTTGTCTGTCTTCTTCAAATGGTTCTTGAAACTCAAACGAGACAACCAACTCGTCAAGGGGCTTCGCTTTATCTGGATGAAGGAATTTCAATACTGATATAATAACCTTTACTTCTCGGTCAACCAAGATGTCATATATCTCAAGATTCTTCAACCGCTTGATATAGCCGATAATCAAAGCCCTCTTTATGGCTTCTCCCGAAAGAGTACCCATACCTTTCATTCCTTCAAAAGACATATCAGGGGTAAGGGAGTCTTCGAGGATAGATGATTTCAAATCTTTCTTCTCGGCTTCACGTGTTTCAGAAGAAAGAGGAGGGTCTATGTATTCAAACTTAGAATCTTTCCCATAGTACTGAATCAATGTACCTATTGCATCCGGATCTTTTAAGTTTTCGATAACATCTGCTGTAGCTGCCGCCATAGGATCAGAGAAATAGTTATTGATATCTCCGGTTTTAGAATCAAGCATTTCCTCTCTTTCTGCCCGATGTTGCACACCCATCCAAGCCTTTTCCTGCTGATAGAATATAATGTTTATCTTTCCAGTTGGGTTCTGGTAAGTCTCCACTTCCCATCCCACTGTTCCCTTTTTACAGTTGAAATAAAAGTCTTTAGTTTGAATATCCCAATGTTGCACGGACTTACCTGATGATTTAACGGAATACCCGAAAGCAAAGGCAACCAATGTGCCAAACTGGTCAAACAAAGGTCTTAGTTTATACCCTGTGGAACGGGCCAGCACAACAACCTTGACTTCTGCCTGGTTACTTTCGTTCCTGTATAGATGATAAAGCTTTGCACTCTCTGTTTCCGCTCCGGCAAGCCTCTTTACTTTGCGCATGGTGACATTAAACCTCGTTTTATCAATGAAGTCAAGAAACATCTGATAAACATCATCATTGCCGTTTTTCTTTTCCCACTTAATCGGTTTACCAAGAAGAAAGAATAATTCTACTTCATTGATGAATTGCTGCCTGTTCCGGGGAAGCTTCTCGCTGATATACGGGTCTTTGTTCTTTCTGAACTTATTAGGACGCTTCATAACCTTGTGAAGTTCCGGCTTGTACTCACTTAAAGCGATATCCACTTCATCCTCCCTATTCTGCATCAGAGCGATGGCTGTACTAATATCACCATCCTTTATAAGTTGGAATATGTCTCTCTCAACACCCATTGAGTTAAGGGCCTTATTCCTGAATAGTGTTAATAATTCCTGTATATAATTCATAATCTGTAAATTTACCAAATTCCTAATTCTTCTTTTGAAACTTTTTGTGACTTTATTATCTTACCAAGAAGCTCACCCAAAACCCAGTAACGAGCGGCATCTATTCCGTGATTATCATGGTCTTCCGGCTCGTTGATATAGTTTCCGTCTTTATCCTTTGCCCATACATATTTTCTATACTCTCTTTGTAAGTTATACGAACGTTTGGTTATGTATATTTCATACTCCTTCATCTTATCTATACCCGCTACAACAGAACCGGGGTATTTACTTACAGCATATATCCTCACACCTCCGTTATGAATCTCTTGAATGGTTCTTGGGTCTGCACTATCAGCTATAGTTTTTAATCCCCAAGGGCGTATAGATTTAACAATGTCGGATGACAGCAGTCCTGTTCGATAGTCTACTTCATCAAGATATAGGCGATTATCAATAACTCCACACCGGATTGCTGCCGTTGGATCATTGGTGAAACCAAAGTCAAGACCTAAACCGACTTTTTTGCATTCCTGCGGGAATTCGTCAATAATACCCCACTTCTTGAATACAGCACCCTCTGCCACGTCAGCCCAACGACCGATAACCACGTGAGCATACTTTTCAGGATTCTTCTCTTTCATTTCCTGCACTTCCCGAAGGAACTCAGGAGAAAGGTTCTCTAAGTTGTCAAAGTAGGTAGTGTGAATATGAAGTACATTCGGATGGGTAGAAACCTGAACTTGCACACCGTCAATCTCTACGAGCTTGTGAGTATTCTCGATGTACTTTTTATAAATGAAGTGATTAGAGTCGCAGGGGTTCATTATGATGATAATCCGGTTCTGAATCCCTTTCTTACGGATAGAGAGCATTATTTTATCGAACTCTTCTTCATTCGTCCACTCTTCCGCTTCATCGCAGACGAAAGTAGTGATACCCTGAATAGATTTTAGTTTTGCCGTCTGATTACCGGAAGAAGTCTTGATGCCTCGGAACATGATACGGCTATTAGTCATTTTATTGACTATATCCGTCTTGGTAGTCTTGAAATACTTAGTTGTTCCGTCTAGCTCTATCTTCTCCATCATTTCGGGAATGATAGACATACCAGCGGAAACCATCGTGTAGCGGGTGTAGAGAACCTGATGCACTATCTTTTCGGCTTCCGTCATTTCAAAGGTCAGACGTTCAATGAAGGTGGAAGCATTGAAGGATTTCCCCGAATTATGTGTCACAGTGCCATCTGAGTGCAAATAGCGTTGATTTCCATCAAGACAGATACCACACCAATCGCCCATGCCAACTGACTCTATTGAAAGCTGAGATAGATGCCAATCCTTATTTTTACGCACTTCGTCTTTACTGATTTTCTTCCTTGATATCTTGCACGGGATTCTCCATACATCTCCGTTTATGAAAACACGATATACAAAACCGCAATCCTTACCATTACATCTTGCCAGCTTTTTATTGATACTTGTCCTAAACCCAAGTGTGTCGGCAACATATTTTATTTGCTTTGCAAGTTTCTCATTCTTTTGAATAATCTCATACCCATTCCTAAGCATACAACCATCCGTATCTATAAGTCCTGCAAGCAAATCAAGCCTTACATTTTCGCTATTTGATATATAATCTTGTGGAATATGCTTATTACTAATCAAATTATATTCACGCAGAGTGTCCATTAATGGATTTGTCAGACCTCCGTTCTTTGCAAGTCTATAAGTTATGGCATTTCCTCTTATCCCATTTATGGCTAATCTCATATTATTTCTATCCGCATATTCTCGCAAATAGTCTTTTATCTCAAAATCAGCGGTTGTTACTTGAGGAAACATGCTTGTTCCATCACCCAACCACACACCAAGAAGATAAGGCTCAATGTTCACATATTTTTCAATGTATGGTATTGAGTTTGATTTATAGCCACGGAAACGGTCTCTGAAACGCTTACTTTGATTCACAAAGTCGGTAATGCGCATATCCAAAAACTCAGGATAAGCGGTATATCTTCCATCTCTAATTGAATCTCCACTCTTTCTTAAGCTTATTATATGCGCATCATTCACAAAATAATCTTCCGCACTTGTTTGCTGGACACGAAACATTTCACTTTGTCCTCGCATCGTCCCAATTACCTTTCGTGGGCATCCATCATCACCCATGACAAAATCGCCTACTTTAATATCCTTGATTTGCTTTACCGTCAAATCAGACATTATTACTTCTTGCGTGGGTGTTTCACATCCACGCCCACCGGTGATAAGGATAATGAATTTCTCATTATCGGTGTACAGAGGGTGGTATATCGCCTGGGGTTCTATCATTTCAGTTTGTCTTTAATCCAGGAATCAATACTGATACCGTGGTTTATGTCGGTAGGAATGTCAGCTTCTTCATCCTGCTTACGTTCAACCTTTCTCCAATCTTCATCGTAATGGTAGAGCCAAACAGACTGCGCCTGCAAACTGGGCGCCAGCTCACCTTCTACAACTTGAACTTCTTCTTCACCTGTCAGATTTCCGTCCCTATCCTTTATCTTTCGTATAGTGGTACTTTTCGTCTTGACACCCCCCAAAGCCATAGCTAGGAACTTTGCCCGGACTGTTGCAGTTATGGTCGCCCGCCCGCGCGTTAATACTTCACTTAATTCAGAGTACTGACTTTTCTTCTCACAAAATGTCTGTGGGGCCAATCCTACAGCAAAAGCAATTTCCTTATCTGTGAATCCCTTTTTTGCATACGATTCTATGAGAGAAAGAAAGTCTTTATTTGTATAGTCAAACTTAGGCTTTCTTCCTCCACGACCTTTTGTATTTTGAGATTCACTATTATTCATAAATTTATCCGTTACTTAATCCCCTGCTCGAGGTTGTTTTTTCCATCCTGCTTCTTGTATTGATAAAAGCGTTTCGTACTCTCAACTCATTCCTTAAAGCATTTCTTCCAAGCATGTGCTCACTGTTTCTCAATCTTTCATATTGATTTTCGAGTTGTTTCACCGTCTTTCTTCTTCTGACTCGGCTTTCCTCCTAATTTTAAGTTATTAATCTATTCTTTCAATTTGCTCATCAAAGACTTCCCCCTTGATAAACTTCATATCCGGATCATAACCGAACCGTTTGCAGAAAGCCGCTTTAGCTTTATAGGAATCAAAGGATAACATTACATAAGCATCCATATTCTCGGCTTGCTTTTGTGCGTTCTCCTTGACTTGTTGCTTGACTTCTTTCATGTGGGCTACTTTTTCGGCACGTTCCAACTGTTTGGCGGCTTTATCGGCTTCTTTCTGTTCGGTGACAGGTGACATCATATCAGACAAAGCATCAGCAATGGAGCTTTCTTCTTCAGTCTGCAACAGATAATCAACACCAATCATGTTTAGGTCAGCATCAGTCAGACCTGCGTCTTTCCAATCAATATCAGGAACAATCTGCGCAAGAGCGTCGAAATCCCAGGTACCTTGTGCATTTGGGTTATTCATCAGAATATTTAGTTCCTTCTCCTGTTTTTCGTCCACGTCTATCACATCGACCCGGATGCGGTAATCGTTATCGGGGAACTTCTGCAATTCATCCATGACAGACAAACGCTGATGTCCGCTGACTACGGTCAATCCAGTACGCTTGTTCACGACAATTCCACCGACCAACCCGAATTTCTTGATACCACGTTTTAATGTCTTTCGTGATTCATCGGAAAGTTTTCGAGGATTATAATTTGCAAAGTGAATGGCAGAACGATTTAGTTCTACCGATTCGCTCTTTATGTACTTACTTAGTTCCATGTTATCCGTTACTTAAACCTAATCCACCACTGCGTCCTTGACGAGCAGACCTTGAATATTGTTGGTACACGCTTCCGTTTCTTGCATAATTTAAACGGCTAAGGTTACGATACATGGCACCGCCAATACTGTTAATTCTTGCCTGCCTTCCTGGATTACCAGCTGCAGCATTACTCAAACGATTGGTTTGTACGCCTATATCGGCAGCACTTTTCATTCTTCCTCTTCTTCTATTTCTGACTCGGCTATTTGTTTTTTATTATTATACTCAAATAAAATTCTTTCACTCATAGGAAATACCCGATAGATTCGTTGTAAATCCTGCGGATAGTTCTCTTTTAACCAAAGCATACAATCAAGATTAAAACCCACTCCTGAACTGGCTTTTAAAGAATATCTAACTGGTTCTGGCAATCCATGTTGTCTCATGTATGCAAGAATATCCATTTGCGTCCAGTCAGCCAAAGGATAACATAAGCCGTTGTTCTCATATCCGTTAGCTTCATACCCTTTCAGCATCAAACGTCTATTCATGCCATCGGCTTTCTTCATCCCCAAGAACGTGTAATAAACTCCATACTTTAGCTGCATAGCTTGTACTATATCCGCAAGTTTCAGTAACTTCACTTTTGGATTAGGGACACAATACAACCCGCCACGAAGAATGTAAGTAAGATTCCAGTGAGGCGCTTGCACAAACTCAATCTTTGGATATTTGGCTTTAGTCCAGCCAATCCATCGGTTTATGTGCTCCAAGTCTTTGACGAAGTACATAAACACACAAACGATCCGATCAAACTTTGGATAGATTAAATCAAGTAAGACAAGCGAATCTTTACCCAAGGATAAAAACAGTAAAGCCTCATTCGATTTTACCCGAATGAGGTCTATATACCGGTTCGCTTGCTCTACTTTATTCATAGCTAACCACCAGATAATCCAAATGAAACACGAAGATCACCGTAACGTTGTCTACGTGAACCTAACTGGGTGGCACTTGCCGTACCCCTACGATTAGCAACTAATCTACCACCAGCACCTGCGCCATTCATATTTCTGCGCGGTCCGGCTACTCTGTTTACTCTTCTTGCGACTCAGCAATAATTTTTAAATTAAACAATCAATCTATATGTTTCTCTAATACCTCGCCTAAAGTATAGTCCATTTGGGCTGTAAGGTATTCTTCGCCTTGGTGTTCGTAGACAATATCGTTACCATCTTCATTGGTAAGGATCGAAGCTTCTGCACCTTTAACCTCTACAATAGCATAAGGTCGTTTGCCTTTGTACTCACCAGTGAGAAATTTAATAGCATCGTACTTGATAGGCTTTAACTCGATTTCACCCTCTTCGGGAAGTTCTTCATCAGCTTTATATTCTTTACCACCACATAAGTAGGTTATGTACTTTTTTGCATTGGTAGGTCTGATTTCGCGGTATTCGTGCGTTTTCTTACCAGCCAAAATTTCATCGAAATATATTTGCTTAATACTAAGCGTTAGAATGTTCATAATCGTGTCTTTTAAATTAATAATTAAGTAGTTGCGGAAACAGGACTCGAACCTGTGACCACCGCCAAGTCAAAGCGGTAAGCTAACCAACTGCTCCATTCCGCGATATATTTCTTTTAAGTATATAATTCAATGTGCCTTTGCTACTTATCGAATATTTTTTCATAAGCTCTCTATAATTAGAACCCTTTGAGTATTCTAATTGAATCTGTTGTGCTAATTCATCTGAGTATTTTTTAATTGCCTCTGATGCTTTTTTAGCGCAGCGCATTCTTGTTTCTTTAGCCTTATCCATCGCATTTTCAAACGGTGTACCTATTGCTATATTCTCATACGAATTATCAAAAGAATCACCATTTAAATGTCTAACTTCAATGCCTTTGTCAAAAATAGCATCACCAAATTTTTGATAAGCCTGCAATCTATGTACATAGACCTTGATAACTTTCGTTTCACTCACCCTTATGCCAATATACATATACGGGTCACTGTCACGCGTACCGACTTTTTTACCGCGTGCAGAAAAGGCATTGCCTTGTGAATCGACATAATATCCTTTATCTTTGGCTAATATTTCATATCTGCTCTTCATATTTTAAATATTCACTTCAAAGGTACTATCACAACCAAAGATAACGAAATTTATCTTAGTCTGATACACAACAACTGTCTTATTGTTGTAAACTAAGCCACTTATCACGTTTTTCTCTGCACTTTTCTAAGGTTGCCGCGCAACAGGTAAATAATTCACCATTTTCAGTACGGTAGTCATACTGGTACATTCTCACTTTCTTACCTCTCAGCTTGGTGTTATAGGTGCAGTAGTTCTCTTTACCAGGGGCGCATACACTGCATCCGTTTTTATTTATTGAGTTCATAATCGTTTAATTTATTTGTTCGATAAATATGTACTTAGTATAACAATCATAACCATTTGATTTGAAACGGTGTACATAAACACCGTCTACAAATGGATACGGGTAACTCTTAAAAATGCGGTGATATTCTTCTTCGGTGAATACTCTATCTTTATTACGTTCATCTGTAGCAAAAGGTAGATTGTTTAAATCAGGCTGGCAGGCCAAAAATTTAGGGGCATAAATCTGCACCTGTATTGTACCTATTTTCATAAGAGTGTTATTAAAGATTCATATATAAACAAGTCAGATCACATTCTTCATCGTAGTCGTATTCAAGCGATACGGGCGCAAAGTATTGTTGTATCTTCTTTGCTGCTGTTTCATTCTTACCCTCAAAAGAGAAAGTAAAAGAGCGTTTGCCTCTGACTGTTATTTCAACCGGTATACCTGCTACCTTAGTCATGTTGTTTTCAAGTTCTTGTTTTGTCATAATCGTATATTTAAGCGTTAATACCAATTGCATTTCTCATAAAGTTACTTGCTTGTTCTACTGACATATCCAACTTCTTTTGGATCAGAAGAAGCATACAGCTTACTTGCTCTTTTGTATTTAAGTTGCCTTGTACAAATTCTGATATGATGAACTTTTCTATTGTTCTTTGTTTAATTACTGATGTTGCCATAAGCGTGTGTATTGTGGTAGCCCGAAGGCTACCGGATTAAAACTTAATAAATTATACCGGTTGAGCCGTATACGCCACCGTTGTACCATCTTGCGAGCTTGCCGTAATAACCGTACTTCTTATAGTTGATTGTATCGGCTTTAAACAATTTCATTGCTTCTACCTTGTTGCTTGCTTCGTAATGTACACCTGTGTCTTTACCGTTGCAATCATACACTACGTAAGTATTACTCTGTTTCTTTGATTCTATTGTCAACATAATCGTATGTGTTACACAGGGCTTTCGCCCTGCTGGTTAATACTATTATTTAATACCGCAAAGTTTTGAAACTTTCAATAGCTCTTTATCGCTCATAAATATGAGGTCAAAGAAAACACCTTCATCAAAAGGCTTGTTTTGCGATAAAGCGGCTGATTTCATTTCAACCATGATTCTAGTAATCAATTCACTTTTTACCTTATCGCTCATTTTTGTTGCCATAATCTTTATATTTTAATTGTTATTACTTCGTTTTTGATGATGCAAAGATAAAGCAAACTTTATTAAATACAACATATTTGATAAAGCTTTATTTATTGATTAAGAATATTTAATAAATTAGACTTTATTGATATTAGGTTGTTTGATAAAGTTTGCATTACTTTGTAGAGTAATCAAAATAAAGTATAGTTTATGGAATTGAAAATAAAAGAAACAATGAATGAGAGAGGTGTTACTTCTGCATGGCTTGCAGAACAAGTAGGCATTTCAAAGGTGGCTGTTAGTAATATCGTAACCGGCAAATCTTCGCCATCACTGGATAATATTCTAAAGATTGCTGATGCTTTGAATGTATCTATAACAGAATTAATAGGAGAAGAAAAAGCTGATAACACTATCACCTGTCCTCATTGCGGAAAGAAAATAAAAATAGAGAAAGGAGAATAATATATGGAAAGTAAAATCTCAAAATTTATGCGTGATGACACGATTGACAAAGATGGGAAGCTGGAAACCATTATGGATTACGTTATATCATGGACGCTAAGAATGGCCCAAAATTCATGCAGTACAGCAGATTCTCTACTATATGAATACTCGCGTGCCATTTTGGGAAAATTACTTCATAGAAATATTGATAATTTGACTAATATAGAATCTGTCAAGGTTGAAAAGCAATGCTATAATATAGATTTATGGGTTAATGTAGTTTTAACTATCAATGAGCAAAAGGAGAAACATGCCATATTAATAGAAAATAAGGCGTATTCTCCTATTCATAATGCAACAGACGAAGATGGAGCTTCTAGGTGTCAACTAGAAGTATATAAGAAAAAATTTAATAGAGACTATGCTAACGATGAAGATGTTATTAAGCACTACTGGTTGATAACATGTCATGAAGAAGAGAAATACCTGAAACCTATTAGAGAGATATGTCAATTGCATGATTTCGAACTTATCCCATTAACCGAACTTCAAGATAATGGGGCTCCGGATACTCAAAGTGACATCTTTAATGAATTTTGGTTAAGGTATTGGTAAACAAAGTATGCCGGAGTTAAGTGCTCCGGCACATTAATTGATTAGCCCTTTGAATTTCAAACGATTTATAATTTCTGTGTAAAGATAGTCTATATCCTCGCTAAAATCACCGTAATTTTGATACAGAAACACAACATCTTCGCAGTTGTTGGAAATTGTACTTTCAGATTGAATGCCAACAACCTTTGCAATTTCCCCTCTTATCCCATAAACAGTCTTTCCACCGGCAAGTGTACTGGGTGAAAACAAGTATAGAATAATAAAGATGAACTTCTTTCTTTGGGTGACATTTTCGAGGCATGGGGGACAATCTCTTTCGTTGAGTATCTCAGCGAATATCTTATAGATTTCATAAATAAGGCTTTTATCAGATAGAATAGGCGTAGATATTGCATTCTCTTCTTCGGAAAGTTCTGATTTCTTGATTCTAATCTTTTTTAAGCGAATAATTCTATCAAAATTCAGTTCCATAACACGATTATTTTAAAAGTAAATAGTATATTTGCATCATAATCGTGTAAGATTTGGGAGAATCAATGCTTGGTCGTGCTGGCAGATTCTCCCTTTCTATTTTAAAGCCCTATTCCTTTTGAGAATGGCTTTATTTTTTTTGTCTACTTCTCTGCTCCATATTGAAGCATTATAAAGAGATACAGCATACAGTTTTATTTCCTCGCTGTTTGCAAGGAATTTCACTTTCAACGCTGCTTTCATAGATTCAGCGTATAGGTAAGTATCTATTTCCATTGTTATTTATAAATTAAGTCCCCGCCTAACCAACCTGAGTTAGCAAGTGAGGACAGGGTAAATAAAAAAGGCATCGAACCGTTAGATTCAATGCCGGGTGATAATTGCAGCGGTAGCTAGACGGTACTCGTTAACAAGAAAGCTCAAAAGAATGCACTGAAACTTACAAGGGTGAGCTTGCTTAGATTAACGTATGCGATGGTGACGATAATTCTAATACTTGTATCCTGAAGTGATTGCCTCAGTATCAAAACTGCATGGGATGATGCCCGGCGGTCGAGGCTCCTAGAATATACAAATCGCCCTCAGCGGTCAACTGACAGCCAAGGGCAGGGATTTGGTATATGTACTGGGCAAAGAGAATTTTAAGGTTGATGTGTTGGGTGGTTAAAATTCTGAAGTGTCAACATCTATATTAATTATATCAACATTACGAATCTTGTTTTTTTCTAATTCAAGATTCACATCAAATTTAAAAGAAAAAGATTCTGTTGTTTCTAACCCATCCCCTCTGGCTTGATCGCCATCAGACCCATACTGCAACATAACATCCAGAACACCTTCACCAATGCAATTTACTTCTTGTCCATTTATGCACAGGGTATGTATATCAACATCGTGAACTTCTTCTATTCGAGAGTGTGTTGCTAAAATATCAATATTATCAGGAATAGAATAATTCATTGCATCCAGCAAGGCATCTTCAATACCGTCAACCGTTATTTGCTTATTTTTAGGAGGTATTGCAATAGCTATACGAAATTTGTAATCACCTAAAGACTTGACATAGTCAGCAATATCCTTCAGACGAGTTTTAACTTCAGATCTCAATTTTCGAGTTTTAATTTCAATAACTATTTTTTCTGATTCATTTTCAATGACTAAATCAGCCCTAAATCTACCTAAAGGCACCTCTCTTTTAACTGTATATCCCATTTTTTTGTATTGATCGGTAATTTGATCCTCAGCCATTCTATGGTAATACTTCTCAATATACTTATAATCTATTTGCATTTTCCTCTAAATTAAAAATCCACATATTATTATTAACTAATCCACACTCAATGTAAAGTGTATGCTTTTCCGTAAATACAGAATTTACTATATCTACAATAGTTTCTCCATCTAATCCACTAAAATCAATAAGATTTACATCATATTGATTCAAATCTATTGCTATTATTGATCGAGTAATTATCTGACTATCGTCGCCGTATAAAACGCCATTTAAAGAATCCCACACAGGCTTACTAAGATTATCCGCATCTAAAGATAAGTTTTCTCTGAAGAAATAATAGACTAAGCCATATAAATGTTCTGAAGTATAAGGTTTTAATTTTCGTTTGTACTTCCTTTGACATGAACTTACAAGTTCGGCTTTATATCTCTTTTTTTTAGCAGGATCTGCCGAATTATAGGACAGAGGCCTTTTATTTAATATAAAATTTATCATCTCTAACTGTAAATCTGTATTTCAAATGATATTGTCTGTGACAAAGTTTCCACAAAGTTAATGATTCTGTCTGTATTTTCACGCATCTAATTTATAAAGTTTGAGTAAAGTACGCATAAAAAATCTGCTTTGGTCATTCTTTACCTCCTTTCAGTAATTCGGGGTTATCGTGGATGTTACCGACAACAAATAGTTCTATTGATAAAAATCCAAGAGGTGTAGTGTATATAAGGTCTTTGTTCTTTAGCCACCAAGCGCCCCGTTCACTATTCCAACACACAAAGTAATTGCACTGCCCGTTGTTGAGTATATCCCCTTCATAGATTTCTTTTCCGTTCTTGTCGAATAATCCAGTGAACTGACCTACGGTTTCGGGAATGACTACATAGGGAACATTTCGGCTTGTCTCCGATAATGACTGCCTGTCTTCTACAATGTATGTATTACCACACTCATGATAATAGTACCCGGTGATCCATTTCCTGTTATCGGCAGACTTCCCTCTGAATTTTATTGTACGATTCATTTTATTCCTCCTATTCCTGTTTTACGTTAATAACTTGGATTCAATACACTCACATCACATTCGTGGCACAAGCTGCATTCCTTCAGTTTATCTCTAAGGCACATAGCTTTAGAAGTTGCTTTATTCTTTTCTGCCCATTTTGCACCAGTGATAAAAGAACGTTCTGCCGTTGCACGAACATTCAGCACCTTTTTCATTTCTATTTCTGCATATTGTTTTGCAGCTTCTTTCATATCTTTACTCATATATCTGTTTGTTTTAATCTTTATAAAAACAAAGCGGAAGAGGTGCTGCATAGCAAGATAGCTTTTAAACCACCTCCCCGAAGGTTCGAACTTCTTGAGCAATTTCCGTGACTTACTGTACACATTCGGCTTTGTTTCATTTCTTATTCTGTTATTAGTCAATTAATTCGGGATTATCATGAATATTACCAAGTACTTTAATTATTCGTTTTGATGAATTCCACCAACCGGGAGATACTTGATGCCAATAACCTGTGTCCATTTTTTCGTCCAGGTCTTTTATGTTGGCTAAACAAAAACAAGCATAATCATCTATATATCTCACCAATTTGGGGTATTTACCGTTTACGCTGATTATATCCCCTTCATAGATTTCGTTGCCGTTTTTGTCGAATAAGCCTGTGAATTGTCCCACAGTTGTAGTTTCTACCTTACTTCTATTAAACATTTCAGTAGCTTCGCATCCATATTGGGAAAGTTTCTTGCTGAAAATAGCCATTTCACCACTTTCGTACTGAATCAAGTCACCAAATATCCATTCGTTATTATATAAGTTTTTACCTCTGAATTTTATTGTTCTCATATTCATTACTATTTTGTTTTACGCAAATCCTTGATAATTCTTCAAGAACTTGCAAGGATTACTCTAATTGATTCGTACATACTTACCTGCAATATCACAGGCTCTTAATACTTCTGCATTTTCTTCACCAAAAGCGATTAAGATGCTACCGCAACCAGGAGAATCCCCACGGGTTCCATCCGGACGGAAGAACCTAATCCGGTTACGCAAAAACTTCATCGCTGTTGCCTTCTCAAATATTACATCTTGAAACATCTTTGAATCGCAACGATTGAAAAGCAATGCAATTCCGTTTCCATGCTCCGCTAAACGCTTAACAAACTGTTCAATAAGCGGACGGGAATAAGGTGGATTAAGCCAAACACGCCCTTCCCATTTTTGCAAAAGGCCGTTATCATTCTTGTTATACATCCTTATAGCGGTCTGCCATAGTGGTTTAACCGGAGCGCATGGATCTAAATCAAACTTTCCTAAAGCGTCTATGATTTCCTTTGGTGTATACCATTCATCGGTAGCAGTAGCCGATCTTTCAAATTGTGTATTCATTTCTAATAATTTAATTAATTGTATTTATTAAGTAGTCCGCCAACCGGTAGACTACCAGGTAAAATAAGATGTTCACTCCTAGGAGAAGGAGGATGTTTAGGAGTATTCTCATCTGCGGGAAGAGCCTTTCAATTCGATTACATTAAACATCTCATTGATGCGATCAGCAATATATCCACCATATTTATCCTGAATCTCTTCTATGGAAAGATTAGTCGTTATGTGAGTTTTACATTCATATCTCAATTCATATCGACATTGAAGAATATATTGCATAACATTCAACTCCGTTCCGAAATGCTTAGAAGGAATAGGTTCCCTTCCTAATTCGTCAAAGCATATCGTCCTAGGAGTTCCACCATTGTAAGTATACAGTTCCAAATAATCTCGCCCTTTCATCGAGAATCCAGTAGCCACATAAGAGGCAGAATCAACTCTAAAACCTCCAATGGGATAATCCCCGGCATCACGTCCTCCAATAAACCACAAGTATTTATTTAGAATTTGCATTATAGTTGATTTACCTGTCCCGTAATCCCCTGTTAGCAAAAGACCTTTTCTGGCTCCTGAATCACCTTCTGCATAGAGAAATATATCATTCATTATCTTTCTAAAGGCTCCTTCAACTTTGAATCCAGGACAAACAAAACGGCAGCATTCAGCAAATACTTCTGCTCGTCTCTTCTTGTCATTGATCGAGGTCGTAGGTGGTAGTTGTTCGGATAACAGCTTTCCTATCGGAATCGGAGTTACCGGCCTTATTCTTGTTTCCATACTTTTTTTCTGTTTGATAATTATTTCTTTCCCATGTTCTCACTGCTGCTTTCCAGTCTTTCATTTTAGACCGGCCAACCATCCATCCGTTAGAAGTGTAATAGTCTATCCATCTTTGCGGATCAACATCATTTTTTCTCTCCGAGCAATACGCAGAAACTTCTTCAAGAGAAGGAGGAACAAATTGTTTATTTTTTGAGGTTTCCCCTATATTATCTTTTAGTTTAGTTTCTGTTTTAGTTTTATATATATAGTCTGGCGCATTGGTTGGCAGATTGGTTGGCAGATTGGTTCCCATATTGGTTGGCAGATTGGCTGGCGCATCTACTGTATTTTGGGTTGGCTTATCTACCGGAAATATTCCGGTAGTTGGATTCGAATTTGAATTTTCAAAAGCCTTTTCAAAAGAATATAAACCTACGATCCTTTTGCTTTTACCAGATTTGTAATAAAGCAACCCGGCATTAATCAGAGATAACCTGGCACGGACTAAAGTTTTCTCGTCTATATTAAGAGCACAGCAGAGTTCGATATTCGAGCAACTGAAAACGTCCTCCCAACCCTCGCTGTTACAAACGGCAACTAATTCGTGGAATAGTGCCTGTTCGGTAGCGGTAAGCCGATTACGTCTTCGTGCCTTTCTCATTTTCTCTGTCAATGTATATCCGTCCATAGTTTCAGAATCTCACGTTAGTTAATTGTCTTCCTTTAGAGCAAACTACCCATTTACCGTTACCACTATCAAACAACCTTAAATCAGAGACTTCGCCAAAGCGTTTGATGTTACCACATAAATCCACAATCCAGCCACATTCTTTGGAAGGATGGGGGCGGATAGCCCGACCGACTATCTGATACCACATAGCGAGTGACATTGTGGGACGTGCCATAACAACAGTGTCAAGTTCCGGATAATCAAAACCTGTAGTCAATACTCCGACATTCGCTACTACTGGTATTTCTCCTGTTTTGAAATGTTGGAGAATCATTTCACGAGTGGCTTTTGGGGTATCACCGGATACAATAGCGCAGCCAGGTATTGAATAGGTCAACCGCTCTGCTTCTTTCAGGAACCGGGTAAATACCAAAATACCTTTTCGTTTACCTCCGGCTTTGGGATTCATCAACCTTTGAACGATATGGACTAGATAACCGTAAAAGTCTATACGCTCATATTCTCTTTGGACTGACTTATCGGTGTAGTCGGCACCGGTAGTATTTACCCTCAAGTTGAGTTCGTTCCATCCCGATGGATTCATCGGGTAGTAGTTCAATTTCGCCAAATAGCCCATATCAAGTAGGGTCGATACCTGTACATGGTAAATGACTTCTGAAAAGACATGAGGCTTTGTCCGGGTGATGAATTTTAGCATAGAGCCAAAGTTTCGGCTGGATGAAAGTCTGTAAGGTGTTGCGGTAAGCCCTAACACCTTACACTTAACCGCTTCAAAGAAATCCTTATACATCCCTTCTTTAGGATTTACAAGGTGGCATTCATCAACGATGATGTTCTTGAAGTGAGTAAAGAGTTCGGGATGATTCTTCACGCTGCCGATGGTGGCGAATGTTATCCGGCTTATCTCCTTTGAATTGAAGGAAGCCGAATAGATACTGCAATCAAGAATACCGTATGAGCATAGCTTTTTGAAATTTTGCTCAAGTATTTCCTTGCTCGGCTGGAATACTAAAGTATGTCCGTCAAGTCTTGCAGCTATATCCGCAATGATTAAAGACTTTCCCGATCCTGTAGGCAATACCATGATAGCATTCGTTTTCTTTATTTTATTGTTGAAGAAAGAAACGGCAGCGTCGGAGGCTTTCTGTTGGTAATCACGCAATACATAACTCATAAACCTTTCTCCTTTCGTAACTTCTTATTAAGTGCCTTGTAATACTTGATTAGCTGCTCATAATCAAAATCTGATATTTTGGAAGTATTAGCAGCTTTCACCTTTAGTAAATCAAATTTCTGTTGCCCGATTTTAGCAATCAGATTCACCCGATAGTCTTCCAAATGATCGGCTTTGAAGCGGTTGCAGTGACGGCATTCTGCATGGCAATTATCTTCATTGAACCGTGTAGCCAGATGTGTGCGGCTGAAATAATGTCCGCAGTCGGCTTGCTCGAATGGCTTTATCTGTCCGCACGAGATACAGCGAAAATATCCGTTCGGCATTACATCACGAAGCCGGATGAAAAGGGAAAAATCCTTGTCGAGTTTGGCTTTCAAATCCGGCTTCTTCTTTACTGTTATCCCTGCTTTATCAAACAGAGGCAAAGGCTTGTCTTTCTTCTTAGCCTTGGTTCTTTTTATGTAATATGGCATCTCATTCGTTTTTTAATTCAACTCCCAAGCATAATACTTTGTCAGACACACCTATATCGTCAAATTCTAGTTCTGGATATTGAGTTTCGTATGGATAAGGATATATTCGACCATATTTGTTATGCAACTCTCTTATTTCATCATCCGACAATTTACGTCTGATACGCATTTCTATCTCGTAATCGTCAGAAAGACTTTCAATGACCTTTCTAAGCTGACCTACTGTTTTGATTTTATCTATTGCCATAATCTTTTTAATTAAAAGCCCCGAAGCGTATTCTCCGGGACACAACCATTATTCACTAACTCTTGCCATTGATGTGTGGCTCACATTTATGCGGTGGCAACAGGACTCGAACCTGCATGATAGGAGTTATTTTTACTATTATATTTAAAACAGCCATGCCCGTTACTTTTACAAACTTAGCTTGGGTTTAACCTATCTATAAACATGTCACTTTAGCGTCTACCAATTCCGCCATACCACTAACCATTTTATACTTCAATGATTACGATGTCCGGTGCAATCTGTCTGATTTGTTCCAGTTGTTCGTCAATCACTTTGTTCTTGTATTCTTCAATGGCTTCATTTGCACCAGCGGACACAAGAGAAAGAGATACATCACGACCATCAACATCAGCGTAAATCTCAACCTCAATTTCTTCGCAAGCAAATCCTCTGAAAAGAGGGATATTCAGTTTGAAAGATTTCGGCAAATTGGAATCAACCACCTGCGAGTAGTTGTCAACTTTGCTGCCGTTTTCTTCTTTGCTGCGCTCGATGTCTTGGTTTATTTTAGCTTTGAAGTTCTTCAGGGTAGAGACAAGCATCATATTTTCAGATTTGTCTTTGAAGAAAGCACGGTGCATCTTGAAGAACTTAGATAACTTGATAGGTTCCCATTTCTTTTCAGTGTTGATACCGAACTCCAGCATTTCTTTTGAAGCCTGTAAAATGCCTCTAATGTCAGCTTGGTAATAGTTCGTTTCGTCAATCGTTAAAGCAATGCCCATTGCATCACGGTTTACGATAATATTTGATGCTTTCTGATTAATTAGTTCAATGCGCTTTTCCAACCATCTGAAAGGAGCATCAATAGTACCTTCTATTACAACTCTTTCAGGTTCTTTTATCTCCAGTAGATCGGGTGCTGCTCCCTCTCTTAATACAACTTCGATTGGTGCACCGCTATAATCTTTCGGCACAACCACATTTAATTTATTTTCACTCATGATTCTGTTCCAGTTTTACGGTTAATATTAAAAATAGTTCTTTGCATTTCCTGCGGCATGATAGGACGGGAATAAACTAACTCACCAAGCTTGTTATAATACCCTGCCATTTTTTCTTCATGATAGAGAATTTTTACGCACTCCTCATTTTCAATGTATTCAGAGCCTTTCTTTATGTTTTCAAGAAGTTCTTGTTTTCTTTCATTCAAAGGCTTTAACTCTGCCTTAAATGCTTCCATAGCTTCTTTTTTCTCTATCTCAATATCATTAATTTGAATTGAGGTTTCAGCAAGATACTCTTTCTTTTGAGCTAATTCATCTGGAGTAAAACGATGAGTATAGCCAATCTCTTCTACAGCATCGGCATTGTCCTGTAAGAACTGCCATCTATCCTTTTCGGGGATTTCTTGACCTAAAAATTTATCCATATAGTAGTTATTTATAAGTTACTTCACCATATTTTCCTATTACTTTTCTTGCCGTCCCTCCAGTATTGTACACAGGGATACAACTTATTTCCGACATCTTTTTGGTTTGGTTAGTTCCTGGCTTTACAAGAAAGCCAAACTTATTGTACTCTGCGTTAGTACCACTCTTTTGAGGATTAAAGAATCTCGCTACATCATTGGGAAATTTTCTCTTTTTCATAAAATTCTATTTTAAATAAATTCTTTGTTACGTTCAATTTCTTGCTGGGCATATATCAGCATTTGATGCTCATTAGCAGCCGGAAGATAAATACCAGCCTGTGCAATGCTCCAATTACGGAAGCGATCAATAGATAAAGTCATTTCACCTGTTGTCAGTTCGGCTGAACTGCGCAAATAGGTTACTTCTTTGCCAGCCTTATTAATCGTCTTTCGTTCAAACAGATCACGGTTACAAGTCCTTTTATAGAAGTCTACTTTAGCTTCGTCAAGGCTGCAACCGTATTCACTACCGAAGTACCCTAAAAGAAGATGTAAATAAGAGTTTTGAGCGAGGGTGCGATTAGGCAGCTTCTTCTTTACTTCTACCACTGCTCGCTCTTTAAACAGTCTATTCACATATTCTTTAAACTTCGGTATGTCATAATGATTTTTAAGATTGAACAACATCTAACCCAAATATTTTTTGATCGGTTATAAGTTCTCTGTTTTCTTCCAAGAACCGGATAAATTCCTCACAATGATTAGTAAGAATAGGTATGTCACGTTCCGGGTTGAAAACGTATGTTTCCGTATAGGTATCTACCACATAACCGCCCTTGTTAAACTCTACGATGTTGTACTCAAACGTTCGCACATCCGACCCGTTCTGCATAAGAGCATACGGATAAACTAAATGCTGGTGATGGTCTTTGAACTTTCCTACGGTATAGCTACCAGTTGTTTTGATGTCATGAACGCTGGTAGGCATCAATTCATCAATCAAACCATAAACCAAGACATTACCGTATGCGGTCGGCAGGATTGCTTCTACCTTCTGCTGTGTTAATGCACCTTTGAAATAATCAGCAAACTCACGGCAAAGAGAAATAGGGAAAACAAATGTACGGTCATTGTAAACAACCGTATAGCAAGTATTCTCTGCGTTCCTTTCTACATTCATGCCGTTGGGCTTGCGATTTTCTACCAGAGCATCTACCAATTCATTGAAAGCCGTTCCTTTATCAGCTGCTTCACTATCAAAGGGCTTGCGGTTGATACGGTCTATCAGTTCTTGAAACTGCAACTTGTGAAATTCTTCAGGGGTATGGGGAGGATTTTCACTCCATCCCCAGTACTTATCCCAAATTACATCACTATTCAGATAACCCCAAAAGGCATCAAGAATTGTAGCATAAAAGCGGTACTTAAGCTGCATCTGAATAGGTTTTAGTTTCTTTGTCAAATACCAATCCCAAAGAGTTTACTTTGGCTGCAAACAGGCTTCTCGCTTTCATTAGAGAACTACCAACGTGTTCAAACTCATTGATATGTGAAGCGAACTCATTAGCGGAGTTGGCATCGGTGATAAATTCAATGCTTTCTTTTATTTCTTCTATCACCTTGTCATACTTTTCCTGCGCTTCCTTCTTAGCCGCCAGCATACTTAAATATGAATTGATTATCTTAGTGGTGATAAAGTCGTTCTTTGCGGTCGGATTACCGCTCTTATCGACGATAGTAGGCACCTCCATTACAGAAGGTAGATTGCAAGTATTCTTACCGTCATTTCTTGAAGTCGGGTCAAAAGTTATAGTGCGTCTTTGAACGCCTCTTTCGCTTTTCATTTCAAGATAACCGAGCAAATCCAGTTCAGTAACGATGGAGTTGTAGGACTTCTCACGTAAGGCAGGAATGAACACCGTATCATCACCTTCTTTTCTCGTATCACGGTGGGCGACAAAAATGATATGTTTATTCAGACTTGAGAGTGTTCTTGTCATCCAAGAAAATTCCGCATTGATACCACTCCAATCTCTGATAGACGGTTGGCGGCTACCACATTTATAAGTAATGATAAAGTCCATCATCTTACCGATAGTATCAACAACGATTGTCTGATAAGCTGACAAATCTTCTTGCAAGACTTGTTGAACATCACTCCAAGAAGTGACTTGTACTGTGTCTATGTTTTCCAAATGTACCATATTCATACGTTTCACCCCGTTATCGAAATCCAATAACAAAGGTTTCGGAGCACTCAATGCTACCGTACTCTTTCCCATACCGGCTTGACCGTAAATCATCATTTTTACTGTGGTAGGGATTACTAATTCATTACTTTTTTTGATAAGACTCATAATCGTAAAATTTA